TAAGTTAATACCATTTATAATAGGTCAATAAATATTTCTCTCATATTTTCTGCTATACTTTTTGTAGGGCAACCATAGTATATTTCTTTTCTTTTTATCCCAATTCTAAAACCCCACTTGTTTCCATATTTTCTTTTATATATTTGACCTACATTTTTACTAGTATTTGTGCTTTTACAATTATAATATCTATCACACCACTCTAAGTTTTCAACTCTGTTATCATCTCTAATTCCATTTTTATGATTTACTTCTGGATAATTATTAGGATTAGGTAAATATGTAATAGCAACTACTCTATGAACTTTTAAAAACTTACTTTTTCCATTTTTAGAAAAACCCATAAATAAATAACCATCTTTGTCTTTTGTAGGTTTTTTATAGCGTTTCCAAGTTTTTGAATAAACACTTCCATTAGTATAAATAATATAATTAGGATATTCTGGTAGTTCCATCTCTAGTATTCAATCATTTCAATTCTTTTTTTAATTCAATTTTAAAATACCATCAAAATTAAAATATAATAGAGTATTATAACAAAAAATGTCTATCCAAGAACTTACCGATTATAGTGTAGATGACCGCCCTTCGCTGATGGACATACGCACCGAGCTGCTCGATCCCATCGTATCAAGTGCCTACCGATACCAGTTTAGAATTGATGCTAGTTCTTTCTTAGATAAGAACTCCCTTCTTCTTTTCAAACCAGTCGCTATTGATAACGCTGGTTCTAGACGACTTAACTGCTGGAATGGTGGTTTATCTTGTATTAGAGCAATCGAATTCCAGATAGGCGATTTCCAGGTCCAGAGAATTGAGGATATTAACACTTGGGCTACAACCAACATGCTTTACAATTTACCACCTGCCGTCCAGACTAAAAAACTAGGACACTACCTTCATAACCAACTTAAATACAAAGTTTCAGGTGGTATTGGTGCTGGGGTTAGCGACTTAACAGGGCAGGTAGAAGTAGATAGTGTTAATTCAGGTATTAACTACGGCCAGAGTGATGATGCCACAGGGGTTGGAGTCAACTCATTTGGCTTAGGAACTTCTGCTTCTGCTAACGAAAAGGTAGGTATTCCTCTTGGTATGCTACTCCCTATGTTAAACGATAAGGAACTCCCACTTTTCTTATTCCAGCAATACAAAATTCATATTACAGTAGAATTTGAAAGTGATGCTAGTAAATTCGCCAACGACATTTCAAAAACAAACTTCGCTGGTGGCGAATACCTAGCTGCTGCCGATGGTGATATTACATTTAGCGAAGTCCAGATGCTTGTTGATTACCTTGTTCTTCCAGCAAGAATACAGAATGATACATTAGAAGAAACTATGAAAGAAGGTGGATATATGATAGACTTTGTTAACCCACTTAACATTAAGAAACGAATTGATGCTGGTGTAGCCAACACAGAACAGACTACAGAACATAGACTTAATACCGTCAATATGGAAGTTCATTACGTCCAATTAACTAGACAACTTCCTATTTCAGGGGCTACAAGTTTCTATGATAAAGTGTTATTAGGACAGAAAGCCGATGGTGTTTCATTAGAAGAATACCAGGTAAATGTAAATGGTGTAGATGTTTTCACAAGTGGTTTCGTCAAAAATGTTGTCGAACAGTATAATAATGTATCATACACTCTTGGACGCGACTTACAGGTCGTCAAACCATTATACTGTAATGACCCAGCCACACAAGCCTCTATGTTGTCCCCTCCCCAGTTGGGACTTATGGGTAAATACAAGCCACTTATGTTGGACCTTAGAAACGGTGAGCCAGTCAAACGTGGTGGCGGTCGTTTCATCGGTGAATACCCCATTCGACTTACTTACAAGCGTAAGCCTCACGGAGCCATTACCTCAACTTGGTTCGCCGCTGATAACTTTGAATTAGCACCAGCCGAAACAGGCTCTATGGACTGCACTTATTTTGTAGGTGTTTCAAGGGTATTAAATGTTAAAACGCTCCCAAATGGCTCCCAAAGCGTCGTGATTAGTGATATCTAGAAACTATGCCTTTAGTGTAAAAACTTATTTTTGTTTATACTTAAAAATATCAATACTAGTATTCTTATAAAATGGAAGAAGAAACGAAACAAATGTCTAGAGCGATGAGAGCCTACTATAAAAAGAAAAATGACCCTGAAAGGTGGGAAGCATTCAAAGCAAAACGCCGAGAAAAATACCAATCAAACGTAGAAATTAGAAAAAAAAAAGCGGACGAATATAAAAAATATAGACAAACTGGAAAAGGTATATATAATAAAAGAATGACTAGTTGGATAAATTACCAACAAATGAAATCACACGACTGGGAAGAAACTTATCAAAGATATGAAAAAACTACAGAATGCGAGTTATGTGGTGTAGAATTTTGTTCTATTAAAAAAAGAAGGCAAAAAATCCTAGACCACGACCACGAAAGTGGATATGTTAGAAATGTTTGTTGTTGTAAATGTAATAATACATTAGGAGTAGTTGATAGACAAAAATTAAGGCTACATGCTGAGTTAATTAGATACTTCAACCGCCAATAACAACTACTAAATTAATATTTTTTTTATATTTTATTGTATTATAGAAAATAGATGAGTAATACTTTTTATCTAGATATAAATGCCAAGAATAGTAAAATACAGACTAGTGAAAATAATGTAATGACTTATGAATTACCAGAAGCCATACCATTACCTACTGGAACTGAAATAAAATGCCTTCAATCTATAGTCAATCAACAGGGCACAGTAGGCACTAGTATTACGATAGAAGAAACTGTAAATGAAACAATAATAGTTCAATATTATGTTAGTGATACATCTATACAATATCCAGTTCCTAGTTTAAATGTAGCAAATCCCTCTACTGACGATACATTTACTAATTGGCAAGTTCTACAACCAGCAAATTTTTTCTTCAATCCACAGTCACAATTTGGCGACCCTACAGCGACTAGTGGACCTATACCTTGGGGAAAAATACCTTATGCCGACACAACTGTAGGTGGAACGGAAATTGCTATGCCTATGGTTATGCCTTGCGAAATGGACGAAACTGGGACTGGAAAAGTAGCAGATACCCTCCAATATTTTGTTCCACTTACTTGTGAAATTCAAATAGAGATTGAGGCTGGAACCTATAATGTAAATAAATTAGCAGAATTGATAACAGACCAAATTAATGGATTAGATATGGTTTCTAGTGATAATTTACCATTCCGCTCAGTTCAAATAAATAATGGAGTTTATACTGGTTATGTAAATAACGGCACCACTCTAAAGCCAATTAAAGCAATAAAAAATGATGGTTTTGTAAATTTCAATAATACTGGAACTAAACCACCTGAATTCATACCTTATCGAGGTTTAGATGGTAATTTACTTCAACCACCATCACCTCTTCAACCAGAAGATACTGATACCTTAGGTATATCAGGTGTAGCAGTTCATCCAAAGTTCGCTAGTGATATTAGAAAAAATGCTATTCAAGGTTATTTAGGTTCTAATGTTCCTGCTGACTATAATGTAAGTAATGTATGCCATAAAAACTCAACAAATCCTAATTGGTTTCAAGGTTTCAATATTCCATATACCCCAGGTAGCACCGCAGATGCTCTACAAACTGGCTTTTTATCATACAATCCATTTAATAATGGTGTAGCAGTAGGTGCTACAGATTTCAAATTAACTGTTAATATAGATGGAGAATTTCAAATAGATAATACGCATACACCTAGATACATTCCAACCTACGATTATTTTGGAAACAAACAAGAAAACGCTGGTCAAGAATGTGCCTATATAAAAAGACTTGCTGGAATAGCAGACGCTAATAGAACTAATGAATACCCTACAGGCAGACCTGGAACAGCAGATTTTATTGGAAGAGGATGGTATAAAACATTATCGCAGCCTATGCGAAGAACTAGTGGGTTTATGGTATTGAATTGGGCTTATAAAACTTGTTTCCAGGAAAGTGGTGGAACAGCACCCCCTATTTCAGGACAGAGAGACGACCTTAGAGCAGCACTTCCAAGTAGTGTAGTTGAAAAAATAGATAAAATAAGAACCTATGATGAATGGTTTGCTAGTAAGCAAAAGGCTAGAGAAGCGTGGGAAAATACACTATGGTATAGACTTGGTTTTACTTATGATGATATACAAAACGATGAATATTTTGAAAGTCAATATTATCCAGACAAGGATACTATAGATGAGGTTTCGCAAGTAAAATTAGAAGGTTTTACTACTAATGAGCGTCTCGATGTCTCAGCATTAACTACAGCATCTACCCTAGTTAACGGGCAAGCCCATAGTTCAACTGGTAATGTAACAAATAAATATACTATTACTGGTCTTCCATCAGCCATATCTGGAATACAATCTTTTAATACTCTGGATGTTAATGTTCCTTACGATATTTATAACAATAATAAAAAATACCAAACTACTCTTGGCTCTACTACTGGGGCTTACAAGGGCTCATTTTATTATGGTGCTGTTATGGTTCCAGTTATTACCGAGGGTATCCCTGTAAGTGCGAGTAGATTACCTGTATTATCAAATAACGGCTACATGCTCGTTGTAAGCGACTTAGTTGAGCCTACTGATATTGTTAAAAGCGGTAGTTTCTTGGGATTACTAGATATAATACCTAAGTCTAACTTACAAAATACTGATTACATACAAGATAGAAATGTATTATCTCACACTATTAGCAACCCCCAGGTAGTAAAGTCGATTACAATTAAAATAACAAATCCAGACCTTACTAATATTGAATTAGAGCCTAATAGTGCTTTCTTACTAGCAATAACTCTTCCACAACCTAAACAGACTGTATTATTAGCATCACTAGAAAACAACGCCCAAGAACAGGCTGTAGCAAGTTCGCTTCAAAACACTACAGCCCAACAAATAAAACAAGGTGCACTTCCAACACTTCCTACATTCCAACAATATAATACAACTGGAGAACCAGCACCTAATACTCATACAGAACACGAGGATAAAAGGACCGCTTCAAGAAGAAGAATAGATATAGCCAAACAAGCATCGGCACTAAATAAATTGAAAAGCGAAGAAGAAAAAAATGCGTTTTTAGAAAGATTACCAGAATCGGATAGAAGAGAAGTAGCAGAAACCGCTGATAGAATGAGGATATTGAGCGAACAAAGGGAAGGAAGAGCTGGTGGTGGAGCAAGACCACCTACAAGGGAAGAAACTGAAAGACAAGAAAGAACTAGATTTGGTAAAGTTCTTACACCAGAAGAAAGAGCAAGTGTAGCGAGAAAAACTAGAGAAATATTAGCAGGTGGGGGAGCAAGAAGAGAAGGAAGAGCACTTTTACCAGCAGAAGCAACAGAAGGTTCTTTGGTAGCACAAGAACTTAGAAGAAGACAAGAAAGAAAGGCTAGAGAAGAACAAACAAAACATCCACCTAAGAAGGAGGATTAAGTTTCTTTTGTAGTCTTTTTAGTCTATAATGTGCGTTTCGCTCATCTTTCGTTTTTAATTTTTTAATATTTACTGTATCTAAAGTTCTTATCCAATACCTTTCCCTTTCTTTTCTATTTTCCCTAGAACATTCTTCTATTAATTCTATTTTTACATTTTCAAAGTCTTTGTCTATTATTTCATAACTAGAACAATAACTATTACGACCTTCGCAATATTTTTTATAATTCGATTTATGATACCAAAACCGTTCTGTTATTAAGTTTTTTGTAGAACCTACATATACCTGTTCGCATAATGGACTGCTAATTTTATAGATACTAATTTTATTCATTTTTGTTAATATATAACAAGAAAATAATTTTGAGAAAAAGTCTTAATTAAAATGAATTTTTAATTGGGGATAGAATACCATTCACCATTACATTTATAATTGTTTTGACTGTAGGTGCACCAGCATCTGGGATAAAGTCTATTTGGACGGCATTTCCTGCTGGGAAAATACCATTTATATTATAGGTATAATTATGAGCCTTACTGTCTATAGGAAAATCGCCAACTGAATATAATTGACTATTAGTATAGTCCCTTTCATTTATTCTTAGCATTCCACTCATTCCTGTAGCAACTATATTAACATCGCTTACTATCAATTCACTATTAGTAGGAACTAAGTAAAGACCAACATGCGAGGTATTTTCAGTTGGTTCTATAGAAGCATAAATAACCGTTTGAGTCACATTAGTAATTGTTATCTGTCCTACATTAGAATTAGTAGAGCCACTTGTTAGAACAAAAGCACGATGAACCATTTTACCTGAGACACCTAGAGAAAATACAGAACCACCGCCCCCAGTAATAGTATAGTCAAGAGATTGAATAGTATCACTAGCATCTACATAAATAATTCTTATTGTTCTAGCACCTGTCCCAGCACTATCATCATTAGCATTAGGGTGAAAGATATACAAAGGAGCACTTACATTTTCATTAAATTGATAGTCTTGGCAACCTAGTGTTCTTGTTGTTGATGGTGCAGTTTGGTTCAAAATGGCTTGGATATTTACCTTAGTAAAACCCTGGTGTAGCCCTCTAACCATATCAATATTAAAGTCATTAGCAACTCTATGTAAAGAAGTATTAGTATCAATATCAATTACAGAGTTTAATAGAGTAGCACTATCATATTGATTAAGATTAGAGCCTAATGTAGCAAGTCTTATTGTTCCATCTGTTCCTTCTTCATTTATTACTTCTACTGAAAAAAATACACCTTCAATTGAAAACCTTTTAAAAAAATTAGTATCAGCAGTAATAGTTTTTGAAAACACTAGTTTACCGTGAGCGTCGATATTATCGGGATAAGAATATAAATTAAGTGTAGAGTTTTTAGTCGCTCTTAAGGAAATTGAAAGCGAAGAGTATGGTAAATAGTCGGTTAGATGAGATTGCCAACCTCCAGTAGGAAACACTCCTACTATACTAGCACTTGGAATAAATTGTTGGGAATTAGTAGAATTATTAAAAGGCATATCTTTTAATATATGGTAGAAAAATATTTTAAAATTATTTTCTAACTACATATTATCAATAACTATGTCTAATACTCAAGCATCTAGTAAAATGATTTCATTAGTTCCAACAAATGGAACAGAGTTCGATTGCCAACAGGGACAGAAGGTAATTTTTGAATTACCACCCAATCTTGGTATGGTATCAGGTCGCCAGTCTCACTTAGCCCTAGATATATGTAATACTTCAAGCGATAACAAGCGTCTTCATTTAGACCAAACAGCAGGTGCCGACGCTGTAATTTCTCGTATTGATATTTACTCATTAGCAACAGGAACCCATTTAGAGACACTCCAGAATTATAACCAGTGGTCTTCAATTAACCATCAGTATTTATACGAAGATAAAACCAATCTCCAGACATTAGAAGGTTGTGGTAGTGATGTCTATGCCTTCAACTCTGGTTCTGTTCCAGTTACAGCAACAACAGCAACTCCAGATGCCGTAATTTCACCAATAAAATCCGATGGTACACACTATTACAATTTCCGTCGTTTTACAACTCCACTTAAGAGTGGTGTTTTCCGTTGGTGGGACGATGATAAACTCTGCCCTGTAATGGCTCTTGGCGGTGGTCTCCGTCTCGAAATGACCTTAGAAAACCCTAATGTCGCTCTTCACTACTTCAAGTCTGTCGCTGGAGATGGAACTGAATATGATATTGGTGTTTCATCAGGCACAGGTATCGCTATGGCTGATAACAGTAGTGGTGGTCCCTTACTTACTATCCCAACTTCATTAGACTTTGGTAGTGTAGAAGATTGTGGTTTAGCAATTGGAAACCAGATTAGGATTGGATTATCTGGCTCACCAGATATTACAGATGCCGTAGTTTCAGGATTAGCCATTAGTGGTGGTAAATTAGAAATTACTTTTACTTCAGCAGGAACTCCCGCTGGTGTTCCAAATGGAGCAACTAATGTTGTTGTTAGACTTCGTGGAGACACAAGAAAATGTTTAGTCCGCCCACAGTTTAGAGTATTAAGCATAGCACCACCTCAGGATGTTATAGGTAGATTAGGAAATGGTTTCAAATATGAATTTACTTCATACGATTACCACACAAGCACACTTCTCGCAAGTGCTACTCGTCATCAGGTAGAACTTAACTCAGTCGCAACAAAAGCAGTTTGTATTATGAGTAGTTTTAGTAATACATCCCAGTATGAAAGCGATAACCATTCTAGTTATTTTACTGGAGCAACTCCACAACTTACAGACCTAAACAGCGTCCAGTATTTCCTTAACAACCGACTCGCACCAGTCCGCTCATACAACCCTAAACTTCTTAACGAAAAGGTAGTCGCTATGAATGAAACTGTTAAGGCTTTTGATAGTGTTTCAAGAGAAGCACAGGATTTAGGAAATGACGATGGAGCAAATATGGCTGACTATACTAATACTTTCTTAATTTCAAGACAGTTAGCCAAGAAGCCCTTCTATTACGATTTAAAGGAAGCCGAAGGACAGATTAGACTTGGCTTCGCAAATACACCAACAAGAACCGACCCTTTTCAAATAAATACATTCATTTGGAGTAAAAAAGTTGTCGATATTGCTACTGATGGAAATGTAGAAGTTGAGTTATAATTTTAAAAAAGATACTTAAAGAAAAAATATAAGTTTATTTTGGTGTGGGCTGTATAGCAATAGCACCAATCATCCTTCTAACCTAACATGCTCGTCATTATTATTCTTTGGCACTCCGATTCTTCTTCTGTAGGGAAATGCCATTTATAACATTTTTTTTCAATATAAATTTGATAAGACCACCTATCTCCATAAGTATTGTAATACACACAGCCTATAGGTTTTGTTGTATTTATTGATTGATTATTAAACATATTAGAACACCATTCAAGGTTTTCAACTCTATTATCATCTCTTTTACAATTTTTATGATTAACTTGGGTTAAGTTATTAGGATTAGGAATATAATGTAAAGCAACTAGTCTATGAACAAAATATTTTTTTCGATTATTGTTATTATACAAAGTAGTTCTAAGATACTGGTTATGGTTGTATTCAAATTTTAAATAGTTTTTTTTATATTTACTCCATACTCGTCCATCAGGATATATTAGATAATTTGGGCAGCCTTCAATTTCCATTTTTTTTTATAAATCATAGGATTGTAAATCATAAGTCAATTTTAATTTTTTTTTTTTCTAAAATAATATTCTTGTAGCTC